AGAGATATCGAAGAGAAGCTAAAAAGGCTTGCTGAGGAATCAATGAAATCATTGGAGCGTATCGAGTATCTGAACGATATCCTTATTGAGGCTCCGTATCGTCAGCCACCCTATATCGAGCGTTTACACCCCCGAAAAGACACCCATACGACACCGTATTGGCACCGTACTCGCAGCAATCCGTTCCGTAAGAAACACCATTGAGGGAAGGGGGAGATTATAGAGGGGGATAGGAGTTTACGCGAACAGTCACAACCCCAAACCGCTATAACTCAGCACGTTAGAATAAATATCAACATCCAAACACCCTGAAAAGCCCATAAACAGACTGAGAGACAGGACACAGGCAGACAGGGATGACAGGAACAGAAATAAATCGAACACGGCCTCAGACAGAGGCAAAAGTATAACAAATAAACAAAATCAACATTATGCCACAGAATTTCGGAATTAAGATTGACCTCCTGAAAGTGAAGGGGGCGTTTGTTAGAAACCTCAAAGGCAAGACCGCCACGAAGCGTTGCCTGATTATCCCCGTCGATGAAGCAGACGGCATGTATCTTGGCGAAAAGGGCTGTTACCTGAACATGACGGCCATAGAGCTGCAGAACCCTCAGTTCAACGACACGCACGGCATCAAGCCTGAGATTCCCAAAGAGCAGCGGGATAAGATGACAGAGGAGGAACAGAAGGCCATTCCATTCATCGGCAACCTCCGTCCCATCAAGGAGAAGCCTCAGCCCACGATGCAGGTCACGGGAGAGGTGGATGCTGCCATGTTTGCTGAGAACACAGACGATCTGCCCTTCTGAATTATTCACAGGCGGGCAGCGTCAGTTCTCAGAGAGTCAGGCGGGGACGGCAGACAGGCTCTGCCACCCGCTCTCACTCTTTCAGGCCGATATACGCCCGCACAGACACAGAACGTATGAATTGGAATGAGTTAGTCACAAAAAAGAAGAAACCCCGTCAGAGGCCAAAACCAAAGGAAATAAGGGACGTGTTCACGGTCATCTGCAAGACAGACCTCGGTGTTGAGTGCGTCAAGGAGTGTAGGTTCCACCCAAAGCGTCAGTGGCGATTCGACTATGCCATACCTGAGCATAAGATAGCTTTGGAGGTCGAGGGAGGCGTTTTTACCAACGGTCGGCATGTCAGACCTCAGGGCTTCCTCGGCGACGTGGATAAGTATAACTGCGCCGCTCTGATGGGATGGAAACTGTTTCGCGTCACGCCTGACACGTTATACAGGACGCGGACGGTCAATTTGTTAAAATCTGCTATAAATGGCGATTTTGACCCCCAAAACGACACTTTTTTTGCCCTAAAGTGATTACAATATAATCATTTTTCGTATTTTTGCACCCAAAACCCAATAATTTCATTCTTCTATGATAAAATTTTCAGAATACGTATCGCTCGGACACCCTGACAAAACGGCTGACTATATCAGCCAATATCTGCTCGACCGATACATCGAAAAAGACCCTCAGACGCGATATGCCGTCGAGGTTCAAATCAAAGACGCTAACGTTACCCTCGGAGGCGAGGTTACATCACGGGCGCAGTATGACGAGTTTCAGCTTTCACGCTTTGTCCGTGAGGCAGTACATGAGATAGGCTACACAGCGGCCTATCAGGACACTTGGGGGATTCAGAATACGATTGCGGACACGGATATCATAGTCCACGGTCGTATTAGTCAGCAGTCACCCGATATCGCTCAGGGGCTTACAGGATGGGGCGACCAGGGGATTTTCTTCGGCTATGCCAACACCCGCAAGGATTTGGGACGGATGCCCTATGAGCATACCGTTGCAAAGCGTCTCTGTAAGGCTCTCTTCGAGTGTGGCCTGAATGGTGTCGGCCTTGACATCAAGACACAGGTCATCACACAGGACGGACACATTGTAAAGGTCATCGTCGCTGTTCCTCTCCTCCATGACGGCCTGATGAAGCCCATCACGGATTTCATCCGATCAGAGGTCAGACAGGATAATGGGGCAGACTATGAGCTTGTTGTCAACGGCACAGGGAGATACGTTCAGCACGGAACCGTAGCAGACTGTGGAACAACAGGTCGAAAGCTCGCCGTCGATTTCTATGGTGGCGGCTGCAAGATAGGTGGCGGTTCCCCTTGGACGAAGGACGGCTCAAAGGCAGACCTGACTCTGAACCTCGTCGCAAGAAAGCTCGCCTGTGATTTCGCATACGAGTATGGGAGGGAGGTCTATACGTCACTCGCCTGTTGCATCGGTAAACAGGACGTTCATTTCTGCATTCAGGACTATGGAGGTCGTTTACTGACAGAGGGAACGGCAAAGTATGACCCCTTAGAGCTGAGACGATTCTATAGTCTCGACAGACCAATCTATGCATCTATGTGTCGATGGGGTCTGTTCGGAGAGTTCCAAAAAGATAAAAAATGGGAGATTGATTTATGAAGACAGAGATTGCAAAACTGACACAGATTCAGGTAAACGGGGCGAACCCCCGCATTATAAAGGACGAAAAGTTCGATAAGCTGATAAACAGCATTCTTGTGCTGCCGAAGATGCTAGAACTTCGTCCTATCGTCGTTGATGACACTTTCGTAGCCTTGGGCGGTAATATGCGCTATCGGGCTTTGATTGCCATCAGTCAAATGAGTATTGAGGAGATTCACAACCGCCTGTCGGGGCTTCGTGACTTCCAAAAGAAGACAGAGCCTGAGCAAGAGCGGCTGCTTCTGTATTGGGCGACGTGGAAGGACAACCCGACGGCTCCCATTATCAAGGCCTCCGAGCTGTCAGAGGACGAACAGCGGGAGTTCATTATCAAGGATAACGTCGGCTATGGCGAATGGGACATGGACGCTCTCGCCAATGAGTGGGACGAAACAGAGCTTGCTGATTGGGGGCTCGATGACTGGGATTTCCTCAGTGACGGTGGCGGCTCAGGCTCAGGATCAGGCGACGGTTCAGGTTCCTCAGGGTCAGACACAGAGACGGCAAACCTCAACGATACCTTCGTTGTTCCACCGTTCTCAATCTTCGACAGCCGACAGGGATATTGGCAAGACCGAAAGAAGATGTGGCGTGAGCGTATCGGCGACATGGGAGAGACCCGCACGGCAAAGCTCGTTCAGTCGCTCGAAATGAGATACAAAGACCTCTATACCCGCACCATGAAGCACCGCAAGGAGCTTGGCATCAACTTCAAGGAATATCTCGAAAAGTATGTCCCTGAGGACGTGAGGGAGCGAGAGGATAAGAAGGTTCTCTCTCAGGGCGTGAGCCTGTTCGACCATGTCCTGTCAGAGATATGCTGCCGTTGGTTTACACCGTTCGAGGGTGCCAAGATGTTCGACCCGTTCGCTGGCGACACTCAGAAGGGCTTGGTGTTCGGAATGTGCGGCTTTGAGTTTACAGGCGTTGAGCTGAGACAGGAACAGGTCGATATCAATAACAAGGTCATCGCAGACCGTGAGCTTCCAATCCGCTATATCTGCGATGACGGTCAGAATGTCGCCAAGTACTTCGAGCCTGAGAGTCAGGACATGCTTTTCAGCTGCCCGCCATACTATAACCTCGAGGTTTACTCAGACCTCGAAAACGACGCTTCCAATCAGGGAACGTATGAAGATTTCCTCTCTATCATCCGCAATGCCTATACCGCTGCCCTCGGCTGTCTGAGACAGAACCGTTTCGCCGTCATCGTCGTGGGCGATGTCCGCAACAAAGCAAACGGAGAGTATTACGATTTCGTAGGTGACGTGAAGCGTATCTTCCGTGAGGCTGGCGCACACCTGTATAACGAGATTATCCTTGTTGAAATGTCATCCTCTGCCGCTATCAGGGCTGCAAAGAGCATGGAGAGCCGAAAGGTCTGCAAGACGCATCAGAACGTCTTGGTGTTCTATAAGGGCGACCCGTCGGAAATCAAGCAGCACTTCAAGCCGATGACCCTCTCACAGGCTGAGAACGAGGCTATGGAGAAGCTCATTGGTGACGTATCAGAGACAGAGGCCGACACGGAGGCTCCCGCTGACGATGACGAGGCCAACGCCCTGATGAAGGAGTTGAACGATTTCCGTAAGCCCTATATGAAGGATAAGCTGATTGCCTATGAGCATTACGGGAAAATCAAGGAGGCCATCGCCTCAGGTGACATTCACATCGAGCGTGATCCTGAGACCAACGCCATCATCGGCTATCTGTGGCTTGAGAACCTGAAAAAGAAGCCTCTCAGCCGTATCTATGAGATTTGCTCCTGTCGGAAGGGTCTCGGCCGTAAGCTCATTGAGCTGGCCGTTGAGAAGCGCAAGCACCCCACCCTCCAGCTATATGTCGTTGACTATAACGATAACGCCATCAGCTTCTATAAGCACATGGGGTTCGTTGAGGTTGACCGTGAGACAGGCAAGAATGTAAACAACATCACAATGGAATACAGACCCGACGATGCAACAGATAAATAACCTCCCACAGGATTTTCACCTGACGCGATACTTCAAACCATTCTATGAGGCGTATAGCGTGAAGGCTCTCCCTCAGGAGCTGACCGTTGACACTCGAATGAGGCGTGTCCTGTCGATAGTCAATGAAAAAGCGTCTCTGCCGCTGAGAAAATTCAAAGATGATAAATTTATCATCCCTCAGGACGAAAACGCCGTGTGCGCCTCAAAAAAGGCGTATGTGGCGTTTTCAGGCGGCAAGGATTGTCTCGCAACTGCAATAAGAGCGAAACAGGACGGATTTGAGCCTATCCTTGTGTATATCGGTGGCGTGAATAAGTCCCTTCCCTCTGAGCGTCGCCACGCCGAG